GGCCTGGTTCCTTGGACCTTGTGCTTGGTCCGGTAGGGCATCCTAGCGCCCTTTTTCCTCAGAGGCTCGTGCCCCCGGTTTGGACTATCGATGAAAGCCGACGAACGGAAATACCCTACGGCCATGTCCGGCGAAGGACGACGCTAGCGTAGGGGAAACCCTACTCCCTTATCCGCTCACGGATGAGAAGATCGGCAACGCGCTGAGACAGCGCCGATATCCAAGGACAACGCCACGGAGGATACGCATGGTGCACGGAACGACCCCCGAAGCCGACGACACAATCTCACCCATCACACCCACCCGTAACAGCAAGGCCTGGCACGGCACCGTTGGCGACATGCACGCCGCCATCACCGCGGTGCTTCGCGATAGCGGCTACGTCGGCGAACAATCGGCCCGACTCGCTAGCGACATCGCCATGAGCGTATGCACGGCCCTCGGCGGTCGCGTCGTATACCTCCCTCGCGGAGACAGCGTGCGACGCGCAACGCGTGACCTGCGCATCTTCTCAGACTGGAGCGAGCTCGGCCTCAACCCCATCGCCCTCGCAAAGAAGTATCGCCTCTCCATGCAGACGATCTACGACATCATCGGCAGGCAACGAAAGCACCATAGCGCCCTGAACGAAGGTGCCATCGAATCGACCTGACGAAGTGTCCATCAACCTTACATCGACACGAAACGCCCGAAAGATAGGCCGCACTCATCATTCGTCGTCACGGGCTGAGGACGTCGGCGACGGATCAACTTTCACGGACAGCGAGGCAACGCAATGCTCAGGGAGCTAGAAGACTTACTGCTGGTTCGACTTGGCCTGCTCCGTGACATTGCGCCGCTCATTACGATCCGAACGTACCGAGGCGAGCTCGATACCAAGGACGGTGTCGATGAATTCCTAAGGACGGGACACGCCGCCTTCCTCCACTGCCAGAGATCCGTCTTTCGGCAAGCCACCATGAACCGGATGCACATCGATGCGACGATGCGAGTAGTTCTAGGAGCCATCACTGCCGTGCCTCACCCCAGCAGCATGCCTCCACTACCCCACCCCGGAACACCTGAGCTCCTGAAAGCATGCCTGAACGCGCTGACAGGGTATACGAACGAAGAAAACGGCCTCGTTCGCATGGTGCCAACCAAGTACACCGAACTGCTGAATGTCTCAGACAGCAGGTACGCGCGACACGCCGCCTCGCAGTCCTTCCGAACGACAATCACCTGGACAAGGCCCGCGAAGGAGGATGGTCCCGTGAGTGCAATCGACCTTCACTACCTTCTCGGTGGCGGCAAAGGCCGAGAGGCTGCCCGAGACAAGGTGCAGACGTCGAACAAGCCGATCTAAAGGTCGGAACCGCAACAACCCGTGTCGCCATCAACGCAAGACATCAAGGAAGACTTAATTTTGGATACCAGAATCATCCCCCAGAACACGCGCAAGCCGGGCGTCTACATGGGCTTCAATACCACCCTTGCCTTGAGCGGTCTCCCGGCAAACAGCCAGCGGATCTGCTTCATCACCCCGATCACCTCCAAGTCGCTGTCGGCAGCAAAGCCACTGGACCTCGTGAGGGTCTTCTCCGAGGCCGAGGCCCTTGACGCATTCGGTCCGGCCGCCGCGGAGATGGTGAGCCATGCGTTGCAAACCAGTCGATCGGCCAGTATCCATATCATCGGCGTCGCCACTGAGCCTGAGAAAACGCCCTCGATCGCCGCTGCACTCGAGGTGCTCCTCGGGGTCGACATGGAGATTGTGGTTTCATCATGGATGGACGAAGCCTCGCTGTCGGACCTCCGGAAGCACATCGACATCGCGACCGATGCAACCCACCAGCGATCCAGGATTGGCGTTGCGGCATCCGTCAGCAGCCAATCTGCCGCATCGGCGACTGCCGCGAAACTCAATTCCGGAGCGATTACGCTTGCCTGCCTTCCTCGTGCCGGCAATGCCGCGATCGCGGTGGCGGCGGCCTACGCGGCGGCGTTGGCAGCCGAGGACGACCCTTCCCGGCCGATGAACACGGTAACACTCCCCTCCCTGGCTGCTCCCGCCGTCGCCTTTCGAATGAGCCGATCGGAACAAGAGGCCGCGCTTGCGAATGGTGTCACGCCGCTTGAGGTCGGCCCGGGAGAAACGGTCCAGATCGTCAGGGCAATCTCCACGTATACCAAATCCCCGACCAATACGTCGGACACCTCGCTGCTCGATATCACCACGATCCGCTCGCTCTACTATGTTCGCGAGGCATGCCGAAGCCGCCTTCGCCTGCGCTTTCCTCGCGCCAAGCTGTCGTCCTCGACGGCTACCAAGGTGCGAAGTGAAATCCTCGATGTGCTGAGGAAGTGCGCCGACGACAAGGTCGCCATTCTGAAGAACGTTGATGCCCACGCGGAACACCTGATCGTCGAGAGCGCCAACGACGGAACCGGTCGCCTTCGGGCCACGATCCCCGCGGATATCGTCGAAGGACTCCACGTCATCGACGCGACCATTGACCTTTATCTCTGAGGGAACAGCCATGTCCGATGCCTACGTAGGCCTTATCGTTCTCGAAATCGACGGCGTCGAGTACGACGTGAAACGCTTCGAGGAGACCGTCAACACCAATCGCAAGACGATCAAGACCATGAACCGAACGGGCCGCTCGCGAGGGCACGCCAAGGGTGTCGTCGACTACACGATCAGTTGTAGCGTGGCGATCCCCAAGCGCGGTGAGCCCAACTGGGTATCCATGGTCGATGCGAAGATCTCGCTCGAGCCACAGGATGGTGGCGGCAAACGAGAGACGTTCACGGGCGTTTTCTTGCAAACCATGGGCAGCAAGTACGACGTCGATGGCGAAGCGGTCCGCGACCTCACCCTGGGCGCGCTGGACCGGTACGAGGAATGAACATGGAAGCCACCAAGCTTGATATGGAAATCACGGGCCAGTTGGCCGTCGGCCTGCCCCACAACGGCATGCGGCATCGTGAGTTCGTGCTCCGCGCCGCGCTCGCGGGCGACACGATCGGCGCCCAGCTCGCCTACCCCGATGGCCCCTACTCCCTCATCGCCGTGGACCAGCTCCGCCGCCAGCTTGTCCGGGTCGGAACCATCCCCCTGGAGCAGATCACCACCGACTACCTCAGTCGCGAGCTCCTCGACCTCGACTACAAGGTGATCCAGGCAGCCGAGAGGCGACTCGAAAAAAAGTTGATGCAGGCGAGCGCCGAATCGTCGACTGGCGACGCGTCGAACACGTCCTCGTCCGTCACGGCTACCGACTAGACGAGATCCGATCCATGACTCATCCGGAGCTTGTGGCGCGCCTCAAGCTCATGGAGCCCGCGGGGCCGTCGACCAAGTCGCGATCGCTGCATGTGAACCGGGACGTACGGCGTCGCCCGCTCAAGGGTCAGACATGACTGTCTTACGAACCGGGAAACGCCTGAGAACACCGGCCATCGAAAGCAATCACTTTTGCCACTGTGAACAATGCACATATGGACTACACGAGTGTAGGGGCACGCTGACTTACAAAGACTGAAGAACGTGAAAGCATCTCGCGCCTCTCAAATCACAAGTCATCGGCTCGGAATGAAATTTCACCAACTATCGTTGAACTATGGCACGGCCAACATAACGAAGTCGTGCGTGAAGTCAGTTGCCTTTGTTGCAGTACTAACAATGACTTCAGAGACATGTGCGAAAGCCTCGGAAGAAGGACTCCATGACGCTGTCCATATAATTAGCGTCGCTCAAACTGAAGAATTTCTCAAGGCTGTGGAGCGCATGTGGGAAGTCGGGAACAGATACTGTGAGGCATCGGGCAAGGTAAATCATCGAGACCTTAGTTATAGGGCCGCAGACATAGCTGGTTCAATCGCCGCAATGGGTGATGAATTGGGACGAAAAGCACCTTACCAGCGTTGCGCAGTTGCGGCCATGGACGTAGCCGTTCAAATGCTTAATTGTGGGTCCCGGCGCAGCAAGCAGGCAACCATGAAGCTGCAAACGGCATGGAAAGCCGACAAAGAACGCTGCCTGGCCGAGATCCGTGCTTCCGATTCCACATCGAAGTAGACCTGAAATCCGTCGGCTTGGCCTAGCGAGTTGAGTGCAAGCCATGCGATCGGCACGACCCTGCTTCTCTCATCCTTGGCAATGTTCGCACGGAACACATCGTGCGAGGTCACACTGCCTTACATCTCTCGAAGCGTGTGAAATCATCCAACACGTCTCTCTACCGGTACACGCGACGGAATGAGTTCTTCAAAGATATCGCCCAATCAAGATGCCAGATGGAAAATCAAGAGGATCGGTCCAACGGCCTCCCTCCTTCTCGCATCCACGATCATCTCGTTTTCAGCACGAGCGGAGCCACCTACTAGTGAGTATTCAAAACACTACCATCTAAACGATCATACCGATGCCAAACATGCACTGAGGACCATGAAGCGCATCTGGGAAGAAGGCACTAAATATTGCTATGCGGAGCATCGCTTGGATTATGGCGCGCTAAGAGACGAAGCTGTTCGATTGCGACGCTCACTACTGGCGATCGGCGATGACAAGGATTCGACAAGGCCCTATCGGGGGTGTGCAGCCGCAGCCCTCGCTGTCTCACTTCAAATGCATAACTGCGGAGCCAACCGAAGCGCCACCTTCATGGTGCATATGGATGACACATGGAAGCATCACTCGGAGCTATGCAAGAAGGAAATCGACGAAAATGATGACATCTAGCCAATAAGGAAGTTGCTTTCGTCAGCCTCTCTTAGGCGCCATCACATCTCACGTCGAACTTCAAACACTGACCATCGCATAAACGGATGCATTAAGGAACGAACATGATTGATGCGCAGGGAAGCGCTTCAGCGCAAGGCACGGGCGGGCTAAGGCGTCTCGTAGAGGACGAGCTTGATGCGTCGCGGCAGACCGCCGCCTTGAATACCGATGTCAGGCGCCTTATGGATTCTCTTCGCTCCGCAAAGAGGCGGTTTTCCGAGTTTGGCGATGCCGCTGTATCGGAGTTTGGGCGTGTTGGCGCCGCCATGGCTGGGCTGGGAAAGACCATTGCCACCATGGATCTCGGCCGCATCGCGACGCGCGAGCTTCACGCCAGTGCGTCGCTGGATCGAGAGTTGATACGCGCCGGAATGGCGCACAACATGTCCAGAGAAGAGAGATCGGCGACCAGGCAAGATCTGTGGGAAATTGCTCGAAGCAGCGGAAACAACGTCCACGAGACCGCCTCATCTTACAGAGCGCTTTCCGACGCGGGATGGAGTCCCAAGGATGCCATCAGGGGTGCGATGGCTGCTGACTCCATCGCGACGATTACGGGAAATAGCGTCACGTCGTCGATTGATGGCCTGAAGGCTGCCAAGGTCGTCATGGACGCTTCCTGGGATCTTCCTGGAGACATCGCTTTTGTCGCGGAGAAGTTGGTTGTCGCCTCGACCGCTATCGATGTATCAGTTAATGATCTAGCAGTATCGCTCAATAAGTTCGGTCCCAAGGTGATTGAACGGCTAGGCATCGACCGCACGCTATCGCTCGCTGCGGTAACGTACAGCTCCACCACGGATCCGCAGGTACGCGACTCGATGCTTCGTTCATCGGCAAGCCTGCTCAACAGTCAAGACGATCTCGTCGAAATTGCGCGATCGACCGGAGTGTCTTATCAAGAAAAAAGTGGTGCCCGACGAGATCCTCTTCGATTCTTGAATGAGGTATCCGCGTACCTCGGTAAACTCGAATCCAGGAAACAACGCGAGGAGGCGATCACTTCCATATCGTCGCGTATCGGCCCCGAAAGCAGGACATTCTTCGAGTTCGCGATGAAGAAGAACCGCGTTGAAGAGCTTTCGGCAACGGAGGCGAAGGTTCGCACGTCGTCCGCGCTTGCCAGCAGCTATCTCGCCCAAAATCAAGAATCGTCCAGCGCGGTTGCCGGTCGCGTTAGCAACACGGTAAGTGAGCTCGTTGACCGGGCCTCAGTGCCGATCAATAAGCTGTTAGCTACTGCTGGCAAGGAACTTCTCGAGATGAATCCATCTGGAGAGACCTCGCTTGGCGTTGGTCTCGCCGGGGCTGCGCTTGGCGGCATGGCGTCCCTCAAGGGCAACGCTGGCGGGAACGCCGTCGGGTCTCTTCTCGGAGTCAGTGGCATTGTCGCGAACGTCACGTTGGGCAAGGCACTGGAATCATCTCTCGGGATCACACCCGTCTTTGTCACCAACTGGCCTCAGTCCGCACGGTCCGGTGAAAGCCGCTCGCCTGGTGTAGTTATGATCCCGGGAGGTGGACTTAAACGCGGACCTAAAGGCCGTGGCCGGGGCCTGGACTTGGGATCTCTGCTTATGCAAGTGGTGATGCTCTTCTCTCGCGGCCGCTTCAGCCTTTTACCCATGCCGGTTGATGAGAATGGCGATGTTGTCGAGAGCCTCGACTTCTCGTGGCTTGGCCATAAGCAAGAGGTGCCCGGTGCGGCTGTCACTGGCAAGGACGCATCGCGTTTGGCCGCGTTGCCCACCCTTACCTCCCTATCGGAGGCGCCCTCCCCTGCGCCACTGGCCGATCCTGTGCCACTGGATGCGGTCGTGACAAAGCTTGACGCCATTCTTTCGAGCCTTGCCGCCTTCGTCGCACACCCGCTGCAAGTCACCGTCAACGCCGACATCCCTTGGCTCCACGCGGAGCTCGCAGACGCCGCCAGGCGAGAAGAGAGACGTAACTGATGAGCTGGAGTGAGACATTGCTGGATGCGTCGTTCCGTGGCGTACCCATTGATATCGCCGCGGATCAAATGAATGCCGCGCGCATGGTGACCAACAATGCCATCCCTTACCGGGATGGTGAGGAAGGCGAGGACATGGGGCGCGAGGCCCGCGTTGTTTCGCTGCGGATCGCTGTGCTGGGCGATGATTATGAGCAACGCCTGCAAGCGCTTATCGCAGCGCTCGACCAAGGTGGGCCGGGCGAACTGATCCACCCGGTGTATGGCCCCCTTCGGGTACTCGTCAGCCGGTACACCGTCGAACATGCTGCAGAGACGCCGGACTACGCGGAAGTGTCCGCAGTCTTCGTGGAACATGCGTTGGACCAGCCCTTCTTCATCCGCTCATTCGAGGGCATCGATAGCGCCGCGGCGACGCTCGGCCGGCCTGATGGCGACTGGCGCCGGCATGTGCGCGACCTCCTGGGTCGCAGCCATAGCCTGATCGGTGAGTCCCGAGGCAGGCTGATGGGTGGCTGGGAAGGCCTCGTGCACGAGCTTCTCGGCCGGCCGGGCATCGGGCTCAGGTTGGCGCAGATGCGCGCTCAGTCGCGGGCCGTGCTCGCCGACCTCGAGTCCATTGCGGGGGCGCCGATGCCGGCCTTCGACGTCATGGCCCTGCCCAACAGGGTTGCGGCGGAAGTGGTCGACCTGCATAAGCGGATGGCATTGACTCTTCCGCCGACGCGCGGGCCTATGACGTCCCGGGGAGCGGTTGACACCATCATGCCTGGCGTACCCGGCCGTGACACCCTCCCGGGCCCAGTGGTACGGGTGTGGTCGGAACTCCTCACCGCGGCTCGCGACGGGCAGGTACCCGAGGCGAGCAGGCTGGTGATGCCGGGCCTGCACTCCGACGCAGCGGCCCTGCACGCGGCGGGGCTGCTCATGGTCGTGCACACAAGCCAGGCCCTGGCCATCGCGGCGGCGACCGCCATGGCGCTCGACCAGCAACGTGCCGAGCCCACGCTCCTGCCGTCGGATATCGACCGCCTCGTGATGCATGCGCGCGCGATGCTCCAGGGTGGGATTGCCCTGCGCCGCCTGGTTCGACCCGACCACGAACTGGCTCGTGCCGTCGACCCGATGAAGAACACGGCCGCACTCATCCTGGAGGCCGGGCGCCAGATCGTCCTGACCCGCCCCCCGCTCACGCGGCGGACCGTCGGCGCGACGACGTGCCTGCGTGCCCTTGCGCACCTGTGGTATGGCGAGCACGAGCGCGCGGTCGAACTGCAGCGACTCAACCCTACCCTCCGGCGCCCATACGCCATACCTGCCGGGACGGTGCTCCATGCCTACGCACGATGAGTCGATCCGCCTGAGTGTCGGCGGGTGCGTCAACTCGCACTGGATGGAGTGGAGTGTCAGCAGCGACATCATGATTCCGGCCGATGCGTTTGACCTCGCTCTATACGCCACCCGGTCGTCTCCGTTTCCGCCCGAGATCGAACCAGGCTCGCCGTGTACCTTGCACCTCGGTGATGATCTCGTCCTGACGGGGCATATCGACGATATCGATGAAAGTGTGAGCAAGGATCGCCATGCCATCCTGATCAATGGGCGGGACCTTGCGGGGCCATTGACTGATTGCGCAGCACCGCTGTACCACGCGACACAAGGCACCCTCTCTGAACTGATCGATCGCGTCACGCGCCCTTTCGGGATACGGACGACACGGATTGCCGAGCACGCCCTTCGCCAGCGCATCCAGGGCGAGCCCGGGCGGTCGGCCTGGGATGTGGTGCGAGAGGCGGCCGACGCGGCCGGCCTCTGGCCGTGGGTAGAGCCCGATGGCACCCTGGTGATATCCCGCCCCGACTACCAGCGCGCGCCCGTCGGCCATCTCATCCTGAGATACGACGGTGCCCAGAATAATCTCCTGCAGCTTCGTATCCGACGAACTGCGGCGATGCGATACACCGATGTCACCGTACTCGGCCAGCACGCTGCCTTCGACCCTGATGCGTGGCAAGCCAACCGCGTCTCGCTACGTGGCCACGCCGTCGACCGGCAGGCTATGGAACGGGGTATTTACCGCCCCTACGTCATCGTGGACCCCACGTGCGAGAGCCAACGGCAAGCGGATAAGCGCGCTGAAGCCATTCTTACTGACTCCACCTTTGGGTCGTTCGAGGGCGTCGCGGTGGTGCGTGGCTGGCGTGCGCCGGATGGTTCGGTCTGGGCAGCTGGCCGGCGCATTGATCTAACCAGCGAGCCGCATGGCATCAGCGGCACTTTCTTCATCCGGGGGCGGAGGCTCAGCTTGAGCCGCACCCGCGGAAAGCAGACTGAGCTACGGCTCTGCATGGACAACACCTGGCTGGCCGGGACGCCAGCGGGGACGCAATCGTGAAGGACGCACATGACATTCACACGCCAATTTTTCAGCGCCGGCCGCCGCGGGGCGCATAGCGCACGCCAGGCATTCCGCGCGGTACTCACCCGGCTGGACGCGACGCGGGCCATCCCACCCGCACAGGCGACGGGCGTTTCGGGCGAGACGCTCGCATGCGAACTCATCCAGCAATACGGCATGGCCTCGGCGCCGCCTGAAGGGGCGGAGGTCGTCATCCTGCCGCTGGGCGGCAGCTCGACACACGGGGTCATCGTCGCGTCGATCCACGGCGAGCACCGTATTGAGCTCAAGCCGGGCGAGGTCGCCTTGCACACCACCGAGGGCGACTTCCTGCATTTCAAGCAGGGACGCGTGGTTGAACTGGTCACGGAGACGTTGCGGGTGACGGCCTCGAAGGAGGTCTTGTTCGACACGCCTGAGCTCAGATGCACCGGTGATATCGCCGACAAGGCCCGAAGCATGGCCGCCGACCGAGAGATCTACAACGGGCACGATCACATCGTGCCGAATGCAGGGAAGTCCGAACCGCCGGGAGCGCAACAGTAATGGACCACGAAATCGACCCGGTGACCGGAGACCTTACAGGCAGGCGAATCACTGACCTGCGCAACGCGGTCTATCTTCGACTTCAGGTGCCGCGAGGTAGCTGGTTTGGCGACAAGGACCTTGGCAGCCACATGCATCTTCTACGGCGCGCCAAGGCAACACCACGGACGCTTAAGCTGGCTATTCACTACGCGAATGATGCTTTAGCGCCGCTCTTGGCGGATGGCCGAGCTCAGTTAATCGAGGTGGACGGCTCGTTTTCACGAAAGAACCGACTGGCATTACGAATCATCGTCACTGAACCGAGTGGCGCAACCCATAACTTTAACCACGACGTTATTGTTGCCTAAGCATGCCTATACAGACGCCTACCTTCGAGTCTTTGCGAGCGCGATACCTCCGCGACTTACGCAACGAAGAGAACGATACCAGTACTGACTCCGACAACGCCGTACGGGCCGCCAGCGTGGCGGCGGTGGCCGAAGGTCTGTATGCAGAGATCCAGTGGCTTTATCGACAGATTTGGGCAACCGACGCTGACGCGGATGAGCTCGAGCGTCACGCCCGTGACCGCGGTCTAACGAGAAAACCTGCTATCGCTTCGATTGGTACGTGTCGGGTTACCGGACGGCCTGCCGCCCGCCTTCCAGAAGGCGCAGCAATTCGTCACCCTGCTGGCACGACCTTCACGACGATGGCCGACGCGGTCGTGGGGCCTGATGGAACCACGAAGGTCAGGGTCGTCGCGGTAGACGCAGGGTCCTCAACCAACGGCCTGGCTGGGCCGGCGACTGTGATCTCGCCACCCGCAGGTCTCGATTCCGATGCGCTTCTCGTCGAAGCACTAGCGGGTGGCAGCGATGAGGAATCCTCACTGGCACTTCTGAATCGATATTTGGATGTCATCCGCAGGCCCCCAGCTGGTGGAAACCAGTACGACTATCGGCGCTGGGCGAAGGACGTGCCTGGGGTCGCCGACGCATGGGTGTACCCGCTAAGGAGTGGTCTGGGCACTGTTGACGTGGCCATCGTGGCGGAGGATGGGCTTCCCACTCCCGAACTCGTACAAGCAGTTCAATTTGCCATCGATAGAAACCGTCCTGCGGGGGGCCGTGCCGGACAGGTATTTTCTCCCAAGGAACTGCTTGTCGATGTCGTAGCGAAGGTTGATATCGCAGACGGCTACACGCTGGAAGGCTTGGTTACGAGCGGCCACCCGCTGGTTGCGGCGCTGATTGATCGGATCGCGCCCGGGGAGCCTCTGCGACGAAGCCTAATCGAAGGCGTTCTTACGAATCTACCTGGGGTCAACGATCGTCACCTCGTATCGCCAGCGACAAACGTGAAGCCGGGCTCGGGCCAGGGAGAAGCCTCGCTGGAGTGGATTCGGCTAGGGCGATTTGTTCTGGAGCCGATGGAATGATCATTAACGATGTTCTCAAGAGCCTTCTTCCGCTCGGGGCGTACTCGGCTAACGGACCAAACATTTCGCGACACATACTTGCTGAGGCAGAGCTATTCGCGGAGCTTAGCGCCGTCTTAGGGCGCCTCCACGGCGCTCTTCATCCGAAGACCGCCGTTCATGACCTGGAAGAATGGGAGCGTCTCTACGCGATCACACCGTCGCCAGGCTCCTCTTTGCAACAACGTTCCCAAGCGATTAGCAGCAAACAAGCGGAGGTCGGAGGGTTGTCGAAAGACTACTTCAAGCGGCTCGCCCGTGCCGCCGGCTACGCAATAACGATTTTGGAGCCCGCTCCTTTCGAAGTCGGCCGTTGTCGGTGCGGCGACGCCCTGTACCGAGAAGAGATTCGCTTTGTTTGGCAGGTCCACATAGACGAACGCCCGATCGGATCCACCTTGGCTTCCGATGAAGCACTCGAGGCCACCTTCAAGGATCTGAAGGCGGCGCACACCTATTGTCAGTTCATCTGAGTCAACCATGTATCCCATTGACACACGTACCGCCGTCGCGAAGCGCCCCGAGATCACCGAGCAAGGCACTCCGGGATGGTTTACTCATGGAGACAGCGAGAGAGGCGAGCCACCCACTGTCGTTGATGCCGACTGGATGAATCGCGTTCAAGCCGAGCTCATGAATGCGATAACCGGCGCGAACATCGAGCTGGAAAAGAAAGATACGCACCAGCTTCTCGCTGCGATCAAGGCCCTATCTCGAACCAGCCCGTATATACCTGGCCAGATCATTGCCTTTGCCGGAGAAAGAGTGCCGGCGAATACCCTGCGTTGTGACGGTTCGCTGGTATCTAGACATGCCTATCCTGCCCTTTTCGACGCCATCGGTGAACGCTATGGCGAGGGTGATGGAACTACAACTTTCTCGATCCCGCTAGTCGGACCTGGCCACACACTGGTTCAGGCGGCGCAAGTGGATGCGATCGGAGAGGTCACGGTAGGCGATGTTCTTTCTCATACCCATGCCGCTAGCATCGCCAGCGCCCCTGATCACTCCCATGGAATTAGCATTGCCGACGGCGGCGTACACAGCCACGGAGCGGCAGCTGGTGCGGGTGGTCACCATGATCACAGTGTGTGGACCGATCAACAAGGCTGGCACGGTCACGGCGGCTCAACCGGCGCGGATGGCTCGCATGCACACTCCTATACAGCACACATCGGAGGCCCCGTCGACGGAGCTGGCAAGGGCAGCACGCCTGCCATGTCCTCCCAGAATACGTCCGTATCGGGCCACCATGCGCACGGCCTTTACATCGACGGTAACGGTACGCATGGGCACAACATTGGAATCGCCGGCGGGGGGACTCACGGGCACGCCATCGATGTAGCGGCCGCCGGTGGGCATTCGCATGCTGCCAGCAGTGCGAGCGCCGGGGCGCACTCGCATGAACTTCAGGTGGATGCATCGGGCGCCGCCTCAAATCTCGCGGCCGGGCTCTGCATTATTTACTGCATTGCATATTGACCCTCGAGCGGTCTTATCAAGGAGCTATATGGACATCTTCAGGTCAGAGGAAGGCTTGGAATTCGTCATCGGTTACTCTTACAGCGAGATCACCCGCGAATATCTTTCTGAGGTTCGCGTGTATCGGCTCGGTGACGATCAACGATTCGTTCTCCCCCGATTCTCGACGCTAGCCGTGCCCGATCTCGAAGCGAGGGTCCATAGTGCGCAGCAGTTCGACATTGAAGCCAACAAATGGCGTACGGCCCAGGACTTCCGTACCGCACGGCTATATTCGAAGGCGTCGGGCCGAGTGGAGGAAAACCGGCTGAAGCTCGGAGATAGCATTCCGCGCCACCTGACTGTTCAGGCTCCGCCGGCGCACGGGCCACATTTGCAGACTGCGGTCCACTGGGACGAGTCGAAAGACCAATGGGCGCTCGTGCCTGACTTCAGTAGTACGCCACTGTGGCAAAAAGACGGCGCGCACCTGGCTCCTTCGCTAGCGGTCGGGGAGCCGATCCCACCCGAGCTCACCCCTGTTCGGCCGCCCTTGGAGCTGCTGAACGCAGGCGGAGTGATTCATTGGCACGAGGACTCCAAGGTTTGGAGGCGCGTCCCGTGAGCTAAGCAACTGAAGCCCGTCAGATGCGAGCCCACCCAACCAAACCAAGCGCCGGCGTCGTGTGCGGTGATCTAAGGAATCACTTCTACCACTGTTAACCACGAGCATATGGACGACACGAGTGTAGGCGAACGCTGACTTACGCAGGCTGGTCGATGTGAAAGCATCTCGCGCTCATTGAATCACGAGCCATTACCTCTGCATGAAAACTAGTTACCATTCAATCATCCGAAATGCAGAGAAGCCTTTAAAATACTGGATGAAAGTGGCCGCCTTCGTCGCATTATCGATATTGTTAGTGTCGACAGGAGCCATACGATTAGAAACTTCTGAGGACATCATCAACGATGCTGCCCACCTGGCGAGCGTCTCGGTAATGGGAGATTACCTCGAGTCATTGGAACGCATATGGGAAAAGAGAAACAGAGACTGTGGCGCGCCCGGCGAGTTGAGTACTGGAAGCTACGCCGAGTCAGCCCAGCGTATAGCTGAAAGTTTTGAAGAAGCGAGCGAAGAACTCGAACGAGAGAGCCCCTACCAAGTTTGCGCAATCGCAGCGAGGGATGTAGCCCTTCAAATGGCAAACTGCAAGGGCAAGCGGAGCGTGGAGATCAGCAAGAGGCTTAAGGGGCTGTGGGAGATCGACAAAAGACGGTGCCTTCTCGAAATCAAGTTTGCTGATCCCAGATAAAAGTAGATCAAAGCAATTGAAACCCGGTGACGCACGCACTGAGCTCGACCACAAAGTGATCCAGGCAGCTGAGAGGCGACCACCGTGACTGCCGTCGGGCACCGTGCGGGCCCTGCTCCGGGTTCAGCACCCGCCGCTATCACGGCCCGTCAAACGCACCTTTGAACACCCGAACCGCCTCCCCCACCGCCACCTCATGCGCCTCCCCCTGATGCCCAGCCTTCCCACACTGCGGCACATCCTTCCTCCCCTGTGGTCGCCTGCGGCCTCCTTGAAGCGTTCCTGCATGGTGAGATCCTTCAGCCATGCGCCGATGTCGCGTGCCGTGAGCTCCGGTGCTTCAAGCTAGGGTGCGAACACGCCGTCGTCCTCAGCCACGGGGTGTGCTATCGCGGCATGCATGCGGTTGCAGGAAGTGGCGCAAGCACGCCCGACAGGCGCTGTTGCTCGCGATTGAGCCGGTCCTGCTGCGCTCGCGGCCGCCGGCTGATGCAGGAGCGGACGATCTGCGCGTTTAGCCCGCGGCGTGCCCACTTGCCCGGGCCAACGCGAAAAAGGCGGCCACATAGTCGACGCGCACATCCACCTCTCGCACCCCAAGGTGGATTTGTTTGGCGATGCCCGCTTCGCCAAGCCGGAGTGCCACCAAGGGCATCTTTGCCGCGTATTCCTCGGCGAGCCAGCGCGGAAGCGCGGCAACGCCACGGCCGCTCGCCACCATCTGCATCATGATGTCGGTCGTCTCGATCGCCTTTTGCTTCCTGGGGCTGATACCTGCCGGCTGCAGAAACTGGCTGTAGATATCCAACCGGTCGAGCGTCACCGGATAGGTGATGAGCACCTCGTTGGATAAGTCCTCAGGTTTCAACCATGCGTGCCCCGCCAGGGCGTGCGATTGACTGACGACGAGCACCTGCTCGTAATCGAACACAGGCTCGTAGTGAAGCCCCGCCTTGTACAGCGGATCGGGCGTGACAAGGAGGTCGATCTCATGCCCGAACAGTGCGCCGATCCCGCCGAACTGAAACTTCTGCTTCACATCGACATCGACCTCGGGCCACGCTTTCAAGTACGGCGAGACGATCTTCAGCAGCCATTGGTAGCAAGGATGGCATTCCATGCCAATCCGCAAAGTACCGCGTTCACCCTGCGCAAACTGACGCAGCCTGGCCTCGGCCAGCTCGAACTGAGGGATGAGCCGGTTGGCGGCCGCGAGAAGGTATTCGCCCGCCTGGGTCAGGCGCATGGAACGCCCCTGGCGTAGCCACAATTCCACGCCCAGTTCCCGCTCGAGCTTGCGCATGGTGTGGCTCAGTGCCGACTGGGTCAGGCACAGGAACTCGGCGGCTTTGGTCAGCGAGCCTTGCTGCTCAACGGCGCGCAGGATGGTGAGATGTCCGCGCTCTAGCATGGTGCGCGCACCACCTTTTCGTAGACCTGGCATTGGGGATAGAGGCGTCGCGTGAGCACCAAAGCTTCCCGCCGGTTGCTGGCACGGATCCGCTCGACGAACACGCGTTCGCCGGATGCCGTCGGCGGCTCAAGCAGGGCCGTGGCCGTCGGCAAGGCGATGGCAGCGGGGGCGACGACGGTAACGAGGAAGACCGGCTTGGTCAT